TCCCATGTACCGTTTTCAGTACTAGGACTCAAACCAGTTCCACCACAAACAGGACAATTACTACCACCTAAAAAATCGCTTTTAGAGCTAGGTTGTATAAGTTCAGATGATAAACTATCATAATTAGAGGATACATTTGTGAATGCGTAACTATTAACACTATTATTATAAGCAGGTATAGTTAAAGAAGTAAAGCTATACTTGTTTTCCCAAATGTTACCTCTGAAGCCTGCCGTGCAAACTGGACACGGACCAAACTTACCTGACTGTTGTTGATTGGCGCTAGTCTTTTTAAAGAAACCCGTCTCGGTATTGATAGTAGTAGCTCGCTTAATATCAAATAATTGCTTAGCATCAGCTACTCCGTCTAACAACTCTTTGTATTCTTTAAATACACTATAGTTAAGGTTACCTACCTTGTGGTAATGATCACCGTTAATAATATAATCTAAATCATCTCCTACATAAACTCCTTTATGACCTTTAACAGTTAAAAACTGATCGTTCTGAACTAGCTTTTGATCGTTATTAACTGCTAACTCGGTATTAACATAGTTACTAAACTCTTTAAATGAACCACTGTAGTGTGTTAGTTTGAGTAACTCTCTGTTATCAGTGTTTACTACTTCTAATGTACCGCCTTTTTGGTTTATTACATATTTGTTTCTATAAGTAGTAGTATTGTGATCAGATTGTTCTTGTAAACTAGCGTTTTTATTTTCGAATGTACCTGGATAATCTAAACCATTCTCTTCAGAGTTTTCATATATTGATTTCCAATCTTCTTGACCATAACTAACAGCAAAGTAAACCGGGCACATAGGGTCACCGTCATCGAAAAATACCCATACGTGGCTACCTACATTAGGTACACCGAAAGAACCTTTTGCAGAGTTACTATAAGAGGTAGGAGTGTAGTTGAATCCGTACTTGTTAGCATTCTCGAACGGAGTATCTCCAGCATTTACAAATGCATCTGATACTTTTAAGTCTTCAACTTCGTATTTACGAGCAGGTTTCTCTCCTACTCCATCGTCATTCAAACCATACTTAGTTTTGACAAAGTCTTCTTCGTATAGTAAATCATCTTTATTATTACTATCTGAAATCGTTGCAGTTTCATCATTTGCATGATAACGACCTGAGCTATTAGAACCGTTTAAGGGGGCTGCACATGTAGCCCAAGGTAAGATGTTTTTTAAATCATCAAGTATGTCACTTAAGTCGCTGTTAATATTCTTACCGATGAATTTAAAGTTTTTATCTTCGCTGGAGTTGTCCCATTTTTCATACACAGAAGGACTGATATGAGGAACCCACACTTTAACCTTACCTGCCTTTTCAGGATCATTATTTTGTATAACAATACCTAAGTAGTTACCATAAAATTTTTGTGAGTTTTTTAAACTACTAGTCTTGCTTGCGTTGATATTAATTTCTTGACTCATGCTGCTAATAAATCTCTCCAAGTTTGATTACTCTGACCTTTAATTTGTTTTTCGGCTTGTTTTTGAACTGCTGCTTTACTTGCTACAAGACTCTCTTCTTTTAACCTTTCAAATTCATCAGGATCTTCTTTTGCTCTTTTTATAGTCTTGTTTGAAAGATCGACTGCATCCGCATTAGCTTGAGGAGCAGGTATAACTGGTTTAGTAACGTTATTTACTTCCGCTACAGGTAAGTTCTCTTCTACATCAACTATCTTTCCTACATCTTTATTTTTATTAGCAATATTTTTTATAATGTTTCTATATTGCTGTACTTGACCAGGAGAAGCAGGACTAGCCCCAGGACATACTTTATTAATACTTGATAAAACTTTTTGTTTATAAAGAGCTACTTGTTGAATTTTTATCTTTTTGTATGCTATCTTTCTAAGCTCATTATCAATTTTAGACTCTAGCTTGTTTCTAATCTTAGAAAGCTCTCTATTGATAAAATCTTCGAAGAAAATAATCTTTTCTAATATAGGATTTTTATTTAAGATATCTCGAATCGCTTTATTTAAACAACCCACAATACGAGCTTCGAGAGCAGTAGCCATACCACCAATAGTATCCAAAACACTATCTTTAAACTTAGCTCCAGCTTGCTTAAAGGTTTGACCGAGTTTAACTCCAGATAGATCTCCGAGTTTTTTATCTAAAATCATTTTCGGATCTGCTTTAACCAAACTTTTTACTTGACCAGGAGTTACTCTGTCTATAATATTGGTTGGGTTGAACACCCGTTTAGCAGCATCAGACTGATTTTTTACAAAATTGTTAAAACTAAAAGCCATTTGAAATATTTAATCCTTGATTTAACATAAGAAACCCATATAATAGCTGTATGATCAAAGTATCTCACGAATCCCCTATCGCGTTACTTGAGAAATCATTAGAATATAATGACTATCAGTATTGTCTCGTACATTTGATGGAAGAACAACCTGAATATGCAGAGTGGTTCTTGGAAAAATACAAAGCAATGCATCCTGACGGGGAAATCTTGCTAGATAACTCAATTTTTGAGTTAGGACACTCTTTTGACCCTCAAAAATACATTGACTGGATCAGAAAAATCAATCCTAACTACTATATTGTACCAGATGTGCTTGAAGACGCAGACGGAACGATGGAGTCATGGGAAAAATTCACTAGTGACTATATTGGTCGACCAGAATGTATGAGAATCGGTGCTGTTCAAGGTAAAACTTGGAGTGAGATCTCAGAATGCTATAAATTTATGTCTGATAAAGCAGACTATATTGCGATCAGTTTTGATTTTAGTTATTATCAGATCACTGCTAATGGAGAAACAAAGCTAGAAAAGTTTGCATACGGTCGTCAGCATCTAATCGAACGACTAGTACGAGAAGGTTTATGGAACTTTAAGAAACCTCACCATCTATTAGGTGCTAGTCTTGCTCGGGAGTTTGCTTATTACCCTGGTAAATATAATATTCGATCAATTGATACTTCTAATCCAGTAGTAGCAGGCTTGCTTGGTTATCGATATAATGGAGATCATGGACTTAATCATAAACCTTCACAACTACTCGCAGATTTAATTGCTGCTAAGCCTGATGAAGATCAAGTTGAAGATATCATGTACAATACTAAAATGTTTAAACACATTGTAAATCGTTATGTCTAGTAAATGGGTAACATTCTTCTCTCAAACCGGTAGTGAAATCGCTCAAATATCTTCTGCTCTAGGGCGATGGCCTGACTTAGTAGTAACTAATAGGACATATCTAGAGGGTGTAAATAATGAGCTCAAAGGAGCTTGTTGGGATAAAATATATCAACTACCTAAGTGGCCTAAGGATGTAGACTACTTAAACGTATCAGACAAACTCGGGTATAGTATCTTAAATGAGAAATGGTATGATGATGTTATTGTGACATTACATGGTTATCTACGCATCTTACCTGAAGAGTTTTGCGACAGCTCTAAGGTATATAACGGTCATCCTGGTCTCATTACTAAGTATCCTGAGTTGAAAGGCTTTAACCCTCAAGCTAAAGTATGGAATAGTCCTGTCAACTACGAAGAAGTTGGTTGTGTTATTCATGAAGTAATTCCAGAACTAGACTCAGGTAACGTTATTGCTACGGATAGTACTGAGAATACGTTTGATTCCTTATCTGAGCTAACTTTGCAATTGCATGGTATGTCTATAAACTTATGGACTAACTTCTTAAAAAACAAGATATGATATTTTCTTTTACTGGGGCTCAATCAACTGGAAAGACTACTTTACTTACATTGTGTAAAGCATTGTATAGTCATAAAGGCTATCAATTTGTAGATGAAGTAACAAGAGATATCAAAAGAAAAGGTTTTGATATCAATAATGAAGCTAGTTCTTATGATAATACTCAATTACAGATTTGGGAACATCATATGAATAATATTAATAGGAAGGGTAATTGGATATTAGATAGATGTATATTTGATGGGTATGTTTATACGAAATACTTTTATGAGAATAATAAAGTGAGTAAGAAGACTTATAATATACTAAAAGAGTCTTTTGAAAAATATTTGAATAGATATAGTAAGATATTTTATACTGATCCTAAAGATGTTAAGTTAGTGGATGATGGGGAAAGATCTACTGATGTTAAATTTAGAGAACGAATTATAGAGATATACGAAGAGATTGGTATTGAAAAATTCGAGAATGTAGTTAAAATATCAGGAACAGTAAGTGAGCGTATGCAAACTTTAAAAAACTTTTTAATATGAGCGATAAATTAGATAATAGTAATATCAGTAAGCACCTTGGCCAGTCAAGTCAATATAAGTCTACATATGATCCTAAGTTACTCGTGAGAGAGCCTAGATCTAACAATAGAAAGCACCTTAAAATCAAAAGTACACAGCTTCCCTTCGTTGGATGTGATGTATGGAACGGATATGAGGTGTCTGCCCTTCTAGATTCAGGTCTCCCGACGGCTTTTGCAGCGAAGGTAGTGTACCCTTGTAATAGTAAATACATCGTAGAATCAAAGTCTATGAAGCTTTATTGGAATAGCTTCAATATGGAGAAATTAGGCGGTGATGCTTGTGAAGTATTCAAGAAAGTAAAAGAATTAGCTGAAGCAGATCTAAGTAAACTACTACAAACAGATGTAAGGGTACAATTATTTGATCCGGTTAATCTTGAAATCGGAGTAAATGAGTTCTTAAAAGAACAATTACTGTATGATAACTTAGAAGAGAAGTTTATTAGTTTAGATATTGAAGAGTATTCCGAGAATCCTGATATTCTAGAGGAGTTTGAATCTACAGGTATTGAAGACTATAAAGTATCTTCTCAACTACTTAAGAGTAACTGCAGGGTTACTTCGCAACCTGACTGGGGGGATGTTTATATTCATATGAAAGGTAATAAAGTCCCTACATATGGTAGCATGCTAAAGTACATTGTATCGTTTAGAGATGAATGTCACTTTCATGAAGAGATCTGTGAGACTATTTATAAGAGGCTTTGGGATAAATTCAATCCTCAAGAACTTTCTGTTACTTGTCTCTATGTGAGACGAGGTGGGTGGGATATTAACCCACAGCGATGTTCTCATGAACATCTAATAGAAGAAAAACTATGGAACGAAGATGTTCCATGGTCAAAGACTGGTAGACAATAAGGTAAGTGTTCATATAAAAAGAAAAGGGCCCGCTTTCGCGGACCCTTTTTGTTTATATTGTGAATATCAGAATTACTGATATGGTTGGTAACCACCAACAGCTGTTTCCAGACCGGTCACAAACACGGTGTGGTAGTAGTTAGAAGCACCAAAGAGGTGATCAACGACNCCATAACGAGTTAAGAGACCAACCTTCGGATAGAATCCGTTAGGATCAATCGAGCGCTGGATCATCACAGGGATGTAAGGACAGTAAATAATACCAGAATCATAATATTCTGGGCCCTTATAACCAAGCAAGGCGTACTCAACCTTAGTGCCTCCACCTAAGTTGTAGTTAGCTTCGGTACGAGTATCGCGATAGACATTAAAACGCCCACCAACGTTACCGATCTTAGCAACACCAACTGGCGATGTATTAACATTGCCTTCAACTGTCATCCAGCTGAACTCAGGAAGCATTTCGAGGATAGAGCAAACACGTGGGGTAGCAACAATAAAGTTAGCAGCACCACGACGGTTGCGCACAGCCATTCTGTTTGCCTCAATGATCAGTTTCTGATAGAAAGCGCGGTTTCTTTCAGCAACCCAGCGACCATCAGCAGAAGCGATATTAAAGGTAGTATAACCTGTACCGGATCCTGCACCTAAGGTAGCCTGAATCATACGAATGATCATTTCACGATCAATCTCAGCCTGGATTTCATAAGACATGGCGTTAGTCAACTCAGCGTCAACATCAATACCGTTCATGTTCTTAAGATCCTGCTCGAGCTCAACCGACCAACGAGCACCAAGCCTACGAGTACCAGCTTCAACAGCTGTCTTTTCGAAGCTAAGCTCAACAGTAGGCATTCCAGATGCTCCGTCCATCTCAAATGAGCTAAGAGCTGCTGCAAAACCTTGATCACCAGTAACAATCGCGACGTTGGTACCATCGATACCTTTAAGTGCGGATGTTGCTGCAGTGCTCATGAATCCTGCGGTATCACCTGTATAACGAGTATCTAACAAGTTATGACCAAGTTCACCAGTACCTCCGCCACCTGCGCTTGTTTGGCTTTCTGGGTTTCCATCGTTAGAAGCAGGGTTGCCACCGATACCAGTAGCAGAGTACTTATAACGAAGTGCAAATGCCAAACCGACTGGTCCGCTCATGGGCTGAACACCAACGATTTCGTTAGTAATCAACTCAGGGAACGTACGACGAATCATTGGAATCAGAATCTT